ATGCTATGCTAACAGAACTGCAGCCGACAATCGGTGTCGATACCGGAATGCAGAACTGCACTTCCTTGCCTGCGGATGTCACATAGCCAGCCGTGAAACATTCAATATTTATGCTGTCGCCCTTGGTCAGGATATTCATATTTCCGACTACAAACCAGTATGATCCGCTGTAGACCAGCTCCAAAACCGTGTACTGATCTATCAGCTCTGCAGGGATGTTGCTGTTCCGGTAATAGATTGGCTTCGCCCCTGTACTATTGACGTTCAGTGTTGGATTTGCAGCGGTGTTGGCATAACTGAAACGCACAAACACCCTTGCACCAGCTGCCAGCTTAAAGTTCGACAGGCTGACCGTCTTTGCGGCGGTCGATCCCGTCGTATAACACACGGCATAATGGGCAATGTCAGCCGTACCATTGAAATTAACGCCATCTATTGCTCGTGTTGTCTGGAGTTTTGTAGCTGTTCCTGCATTTCCTGTAATCGTTGTCGGTGTTCCTCCGCCATTGGCATCCACATAACTTTTCACTTTCTTCCATAACTCAGTAAGCCCCGCCTTATCTAGATATGCCATGTTCCTTCCTCCTTATATCAATTCACTTTACACGCAGATTGCATCAATTTCGGCATTGGTAAGTGCATCGACCACAAACAATCCGCCCAATGCATCCCATGCCTTGCCGTCCCACGCCACGTTGGTACCTGCCGGGCCGTAGTCAGATGCTGCTTCCAGGTTGTATACGTCACCGGCAACCTGCCCTGTAGTCGGCAGTTTTGTTGCATCTGCCAGGGAACCCTTGTACTTATACACGCCTGTAATGTCGGATTTCTTCGCATAGATACCAGATAAATCTGCCTCTGTTGGCAAATCATTCAGTTTTGAAAACATCGCTGGAGACATGAGACCCATATTACCAGTAGTTGCAACTGGAATAATTGCTTTTACGGTACTTCCTGCAAAAGTGAGACCAACAGATGCTTGCGTGTAATCTTCTTCAGTATAGGCCATTGTCATGGCTTCCCATGTTCCTTTACCGCTCAGAAGTTTACCCGTATCGCCTTTCGCCGGTGCCGGTACCAGTCCGTGTGTACCTGCCGCATTAGCTGTTGCACCCTTGAAGTCAGAGTAGGTCGTGTTTGATGCCGGGATGCCTAAGCCTGTGATATCTGTCTTAGTAACTGGTGTCGTACTAGATACGTGTCCGGCTGCATCCACGGTCACTTTGTACAGTCCGTTTGTTTTCGCCGTATAACTCGGATGCACATATTTGTTCGCACCGGTTTCGATTCCTGTCAGTTTGTTCTTCTCTGCTGTCGTATAGTCGTTCGTAGACAGTCCTTTACCGTTTACTTTGTCTACCTTCCCTGATAATGCTTTTTTGATCTTGCCCCAAAGATAAGTTAATCCCGCTGTATCCAAAAATTTTGCCATAATGTTTTTCTTCCTTTCTTTTAACTGTAAATGCAGATCTCATCAATCTGCCCATTCGTTATCGCCGTTACTGTTGTGTACTTCACACGCCCCTGCCCTGCCAGCAGCTGTTGCTGTGTGTATGTTAATGCCGTACCGCCAAGCGTGACCTTGCTGTTTGCCGGTTTTAACAGGTCTGTCACCTTCTTCGTGATCTGCAGCTGCTGCTGTATGTTGTACGTGGGTGCTGCACAAAAAACCTTTTCACCGATCCGCAGCATATCCACATCATAACCGGCATCCGACAGGTCGATTGCAGATAATTCTGTCACCAGATTTACCCCGTTGATCTTCTTAAATGCCTTTTCGCCTTCTTCTTTCAGCTTCGTGGGGTCCTGTATTTCGGAAAACTCCACGGTCTTCGTGATGATGCCGTATTCTTTGGCGGCTGCTGCGTCTTCCAGGTAGTCCTTGCCATCGTTCACGCCTGCGATTGTGACCGGCCATTCGTTGTTTGATGTCGATGACCCGAGCGGGATCAGACGCGTTGCAAGATCATCCGTCTTGACGTTCTTGGTAACATCAATTATGTTCTGCCCCTGCCGGATATCCTGGCCGCCTGCCTGTTCATATTCTGCCAGGTAATCAATATAGTGCACACCGCCGACGGTTCGTGTCCGGATATACCCGCCGCTTTCTGTGACGAGTTCATCCATTATGTCCCTCGTGGTGCTGTAATCGTTCCGCTCCCGATCTGCCGCTTCCCCGGTAATAGTCACCTGACCGATCAGGAACTGCTTGAAATCATCCACCTGTTCGTTGTGCTTCTTAACCAGCCACTTGAAATAATTTCCTGGCGTTGTCTTTCCCGGTACATCCGTGCCGGTCTTGTGGAATGGACGGATGATGCTGTCCTGAAAAAATACCAGGTCGCCTTCTGTTTGGATCTCCATCTCAAGATCCCTGTCTTCGACGGTGTTCATCACAACGCCCCGGTAGATCGTCTTCTCACTGCCCGTCAGGTCGAACCGGATTACTTCCAGCATGGACTTTCGCCGCAGGACGGATGCCGCAAGCGGATGGTCCAGGACGATCGAGACATCACAGGAACCGTTTTTGTTGACTTCCTGAGTCAGTGCCCCTTCCGTAATGCAGCGGCCTCTTATCCACGGATGGTACAGGTAGGAACCATCCAGCGTGATCTTATACATTAGAACCTGCCCCCTCTGTATTCTACGGAAACCGTGCCGCCATCCCCTTTAAACTGCATGGTATGGATGCCCTCTGTGATCAGGATATCAGGCACCGTACTGTGCCCTTTTGGGATCTGGTAGCTTTTTCCGTCATATGTCACTGTGACCGCCGCCGAAGCTTCAAAAACACACCCCGTCGGCATCACATCCCCTACGACCGTGATTTCACCCGGTACCGGGATGTTTTTATAGTCTCTGATGATATCCGTTTCAAAATTGAATCTGTCCCATTCCCAGTCATCCAGTGACGTTTTCCGTGCCAGCTTGTACGGCTCTGCATCCAGTGTGACCACGATCTGACTGTAATGCTGGTTGAGCTTGCTGCTGTCCACGCTTACCCTGGCATCGTAATAATAGCCGTCATCCCCGAAGATGACCGGGAGCCGCCTGCCGTGCAGTTTCCCGCGGATGTCACTGGCTTTTGACAGCCAGGTGCTGTAAGTGCCGTCCTTGAAGTCGAACGTCAGCTTATGTGTTGCATTGTCGTACACTGGGAAACCGGTAATGGCTTCCGTCAGATCCAGTGCACCGTTCCTACCGGGGATGGTCACGGTACTTTTCCGGACGGACGGCGTACCAAGGTCCACACCCAGCAGTTTCAGCCCAAAATCGCCCATTTTATACTTTCCGATCTGTACATCCATCAGCTTCCCCTCCTCTGCCGGTTCCGTATTGTGTTCATGTTTTCATTGACGTAGGGTGTGACCGCCTTGCCCACCGTCCTTCCATCCAGGTCGACCGTGGTATGCAGCTCTGCCTGTAACTGTATTGTCTGGTTGCTTGCCGCTTCTAATAGTTTCCCTATCGATGCATTGCCTGCATTTGAAACGGTTATGAAATTGTCTAATTGATTAACCGTCTGCTCGAACCGGTCCAAGGATGCCAACAGCTTCGGATCCAGCTTTTGTAATGCTGCCTTTTTCTGTTCAGTATCCTCGAATGGTGTCGGGAGTGCTTCCAGTACTTTGCCCACCTCAGACAGTCGTCCTTTTTTTGCCAGCTTCTGTATTTTTTTCTTACTTGCCGCATTTGCTTTCAGGGCTTCCAGATCCAGCTCAGAATCATCGGTGCCCTTTGCCTTCTTTTTCTTTGCCGTTGTCTTGCCCGAAGTTGTGGTACCCTTTGCATTTGTTGACGTTTTCGTGCTTTTCGCGGATTTATTTGATTTTCCAAGCCCAAACGCTTTTTTAAACGCTTCGATCATATCCTTTGCAATGCCCCGCATGGATTTTTTCAGCGTTTCTTTTTCACCATTCAGACTCTTGATCAGGCTTTTGGCGATCTCCTTTCCGGCTTCTTCGGTTGCTTCCTGTGCGGTCTTGGCTGCCTCTTCCACTTCTTTCGTCCATCCGGCTTTTGTGTCTGTCAGACGCTGTTCGAAAAATTCCTTGCTGTAGGTTTTGGACGAACTCTGCAGCTGTTCCCATTTCTCCTTGTACGCCGCCAGTTCTTCCGCTGACATTGCGTTCAGGTGCTCCACGAAGTTGTCTGCCTCGTTCAGGTCCATGCCAAGGATCTGATCCATCAGGCTTTCCGGTATCTTGTCCTTGAGCTTTTTCAGACCTTCCTGGTACCGCTCGACTTGTGTCAGCTGGGTGTCCAGGTCGTACATATTGGCCGGCTCTGACATCTTCTTTTTCATGTCGTCCCGAAATGAGATGATCTTGTCGTAAGCTTTCTGGTACTTGTCTGCGATCCCGTCCAGCTTCTTGTCTAAGTCGTCTTCGATCTTACTGTAAGCTTTCTCTGTCCCTTCTTTCAGGGCATCCATGAACGTTGATGTGTATTTATTGGCATAGTTCTTGATTTTTTTGGCGTTCTTCCGGAACTTTTTTGCTTCTTCCTGGAGCTTTTTCTTCTGCGTTGCATCCGTGGTGTTGCCCACCTCTGTTTTCTTGTCTTCGGCCAGTTTTTCGTATTTTTTTACAACCTTATCCACATAGCCGTCAATCTTGTTATCCAGCTTGGAAACTAGGAGCTCCTGACGCTTGTCAAGCCCGCTGGTGATGGATTCCATGATCGCAGACGCCGCATCGGAATAACCGCCCTTTGCCGCATCCACTTCACCGGCTGCCTTGACAGCTTCCTCGGACATCTTCTTCATGGTTTTTTTCAGCTTCGGGACTTCGGCTTCAATGCCCTTGATCACACCTCCGACGATGTGTTTACCGATCTCGTCCTTGAAAACCTTGGACGGGGAATGGATCCCCAGTTCGTTTTTGGTGGCATCCACAGACACTTTTGCGAGATTTCTGGCACTCTTCTCAACATCTCCTCTACCTTCATCAATACCGACTGCCATACCGGCCGCCAGCATCTCACCGACTTCGTCACGCATGACACGGGATGGGGATTTTATGTTGCCTTCCTTTTTTGCCCCGGCAACTGCATTTCTGACCGCTGCCCTTGCAGCTTCTTCGACTGCCGGGGAATTGGCTGTCATACCGGCAACGGTTCCACGCATCAGGTTCGCACCAACGTTATAGAACCCGTTGTAATATCCCAGTGCTGCGTCTTCCGCTTTCCGAATGGAACTGCTCGCCGCCTGTGACACCTGCCCGGAATTCTGCTGGATTCCGTCCGCGGTTGCTTTCTGCGACTCTTTTCCGGCTTCCTCTCCGCCTTTTTTAGCCGCCTCCGTAACTTCTTTCTGGCCGGATTCGATCCCGCTTTTTGCCTTTTCTGTATGTTCCTTGCCGCTCTTCTCTCCGGCTTCGCCAGCCGCCTGTGCGATCTCCTGACCAGTACTGTCCCAGTTGGTTATAATGGCAGCTAATTTCTCTGAATAGGCTTCTGCCGCTTCGCCACCACTCTCAGAATATGCTGCCACTGCATCTTGTAATTCTTTTTTTGACATTTCTGTGCATGCTTTGACAAGATTTGCACTCTGAGGTCCCAGATCAACCAAATATGAAAAAAATTCTTTCGTCATGCCCTCTCCGGCACGTCCTGCAAGGGTTATCAGGTTATCTGCCCACTGATCTACACCATTTGCTGCACTTTTCAGATGTGTTACTACATCTCCTGCTGAAATCTCTTCACCGCCCGAAAAATCTTCGTATGCATTTACAACGCCTTTCAAGTTGTTCTGGATGGACGTTTTCATGTCCTCGTAGGCTTGTTTGACCTCATCGGACATTTCTGTTGCAGAATCTGCCACGCCCTGGTTTGATTCTTCAACAGCGGTTTTATACTCGTAAGCTTTCTCCGCTATTTTTTTGTATCTTTCGTCTGCTTCCGAAGTTGTCCCCTGTAAGCCGGCAACGACTTCTTTCTGTTCTTTTATCTGGCCGTTCAGGGCGTTCAGCTGCAATGCATATTTGTCAACCGGTTCACCGGCTGCTGCGTAACTGCTCGCCATTTCCTGCACGGATTCCGTGCCGTCCTGTACCGCAGCGTTATGTTCGTTAATCTTCTTTACTGCCTGTGACCGCAGGTCGTTGAGCACTTCTTCCGCTTCTGACAGCTGGATCTGTGCCTCTGCCAGATCAGAAGCCGCCTTGTTTGCCTGTTCCTGATAAGCATTTGCAAGTGCCTGCTGCTTCATGGAATCGATCACGGCATCCACTGCGGATTTCTCCTTGTTCAGTGCCCCGGTTGTTTCATCAATGGAAAGTCCAAGCTCCGGCATGGCTCCGTTGAGCTGGTCGACGATCGTGTTCATCTGTGCTTTGTCTGAGGCTGTTTTATTTGTTTTATCCGCCAGCTCGTAGAGTTTGTCCGCAAGGTTCTGGTAGGTAGCCGCTTCTGTTTTCGCACTTTTGATGCTTTCTTTTCTCTCTTTCGCATGCTCTTCCATGCTGTCTTTCAGCTCATCGTAAGAATCCTTGCACTGATCGATCGCTTTCCGGTTCTTAACAGACTCCGATGTCCGGTCTTTCATGACCGCACCGAATGCAACGGCCGCCGCTGTAAGGGCTGTAAGGGCTACTGCCACCGCACCGACTGGATTCGCAAGGAGTGCTGCTGAAAACTTTGTAAATGCTGTTGTAACCTGCTGAACGACCAGCAACCCGACCAGTGCTGCTGCCAGTACTGCAAGGGCTGCTGCCAGTGCCGTGACTGCCGCCACTACTTCCGGGTGTTCCTTGACAAACTCCGTTGCCCATTCCATCGCATCTGCCCCGCTCTGCTGGAGTTCCATAAGCTCCGGTGCAAGCTCATCACCGATCGCTATCTTCAGGTTCTCGATGGCGTTCTGGAAACGCTGCTGAGCAAATTCCCCGGTTTCTGACATCTTCTCAAATGCAGTGGTTGCCGCCCCGGTGCTTCCTTCCATCGCCTGCACCAGGCTGTTGTATTTGGACGTTCCGCTGTTCAGGATGGACAGCATACCGACGCCGGCCTCGGAACTCGACCACATGTTGTTGAATGCGGTCGTGTCACCGTCCACGCTGTCCGCCAGTACCTGCAAAACGTCCCCGAGAGAATTGCCCTCTGCCATAAGTTCGGCGAAGGTCTTGCCGGTTTTCTTCTTGAGCGTTGAGCCGACAACAGAACTTGTGCTTCCAAGTTCGTTCAGGGCCGCCTTGACGTAGGTCGTCGCCTGGGCGGTCTGTGTACCGTTGGCCGTCAACAATGCATAACTTGCCGACAGGTCTTCCAGGTCCATGTTGTACGCTGCCGCCAGCGGGATGACCATGCCCATGCTGGCACCTAACTGTGCAACGGATGTCTTACCTAAGTTCTGTGTCGTGATCAGGACGTCTGAGATCTTCGCTGCATCATCCGCAGACATACCATAGGCATTGATGGCGGTCGTCAGGATGTCCACGGCGGTCGTGGTGTCGGAAAACCCACCGACAGCCAGCTTGTTCGCCGTACCGACAAAATCCACCGCACTTTCGGTCGCTACCGATGCAGAAATGGCCTGGTAGGTCGCTTCTGCCAGTTCCCCGACACTCTTGCCGGTTTCACCGGACAATGCCAGGATCTCGTTCCTCATATCACCGAGCGGCTTCTGCGACTCATCTGCAATCGTGCCAACCTTGGCCATCGCCGTTTCGAACTCCATGCTTGCCTGCGTGCAGCCCATGAGTGCCTCCGTGATCGCCTTGACGGATGCAGTCACCCCGGCAGCTACCAGGGCCTGTGCAAGGGCATCAATAGCTGTACTTGCCTGGTCTGTCCCTTCCTCGAACCCGTCCCCGATGCTGTCGCCTATGTCAGAGGCACTGTCTCCGACGTCTTTTGCCGCATCCGAAACGCTGTCCGCAACATCCGACATGGCATCCTCTACTGCTTCCGCTGCACTCTCGCCTGCTTCTTCCACAGATTCCACAATGTTGTCCACAGCGTCCTGCACGGACTCTGCGGCATCCTGTCCGGCATCTTCCGCCGCATCTGTGACCGCATCCGCCGCATCTTCTGCTGCGTCCTGCACATCTTCCAGTGCATTTTCCACCTGCTTTGCCGCTTTTTCTGCCTCTTTCCCTGCTTCCTCTGTCGCCTGGGAAACGGCCTGCTCTGCCTGTTTTGCCGCATCCCGTGCATCGGAGGCAGTCTGCTGCGTTGCACCCTTCGCTGCCTGCTCGATCCGCTTTAAGCCTTTCTGAAATCCACTCTCGTCGATCTCAGTGTCAAATCTTAGTGTTCCGTCTGCCATTTCCTGCCTCCCATCTTCTTATCAGTCTCCCCACATCGCAGCTGCGAACAGGTCACCGATCTGTTCCTCCTCCCGCTCGTCTTCCAGGGATATTGCCCGCTGGATCTTCTGGATCCGCTGGCGTTCCTGTTTGTCCCTGATCTTTCCGGCATCGATCGAACGGTAGCCGATGCGGGTCTTTACGCCGGAATCATCCGGCAGGCCTTCCAGCAGCATCTGAAACTTCTGCCAGTGCAGATATTTACAGGTCAGCAGGTCAATGCCGTAATAGTTCCGGAAATCGCTGACGATATACGGTGCATCCTTCTCATAGCTGAACGTCTGCTTTCCACTGCCTTCACGCTCTTTTTCCTTTTCTGCTGACCGGATGCCGGCAATGAAATCCGTGACTGCCTGGACGGCCCCCTGGATGTCCGGCGGAATCTCTTTTTTGTATAACCGCAGGATCAGAAAGAGCCGGCTGCCCGGCTCCCCTGCCTGCTTCACTTCCCCGATCAGCTTCAGCACTGCCCGGAAGTCCGTCTTGACCGGGTACAGGACGCCCCCAACCTCAACGCTTTTCGGCAGTGGTTCATATAATGGGTTCACAGGTCATCAGCCTACGGTCGGCTTTTCCAGGAACGTGCAGCTCTTGCCGTCTGCCGCAACCTTGGCATAGCCCTTGACCGGTTCGGACTTCACGCCGAACGACCCGGAATACTGCAGTGCATCGGTTCCGTCACCGGATGCATCCGGGAGGATGGAGAACTCACGTTTTCTTGCCACGAATTCATCCTCTTTGGTCGCTTCGCCCTTGTCGAAGAAGTCCACGACCACGATGTTCCTGGTCTCCCCGGTCAGCTCGTCATCGTGCACGGATGCGATGTCCATCAGGATCGGGTTGTTCTCGTGCATGTCGAAGTTATAGGACCATGAGGTGCCGTAACCGGTCACGTCGCTGTCGCTGGAATCCTTGTCCACGTACTGGCGTTCATAGGTGGTCGGGTTCTTGGACTCTGATAATGTCGTGAACTTCTCCATGCGGGTGTATTCCGTTGGTTCCTCCCCATTTCCTGCCGGAACGCCGTAGAAGGACACCCTGCCGGTTCTCTTTACTAATTTCGTTTTATTATTTTTTCCTGTCATAATTTAAGCCTCCTGTTCATAAATTAAGCGGCACTCGATACGGTAGGTCGCCAAGTTTGCCTCGGCATCGTACAAGTAACCGCTGTTTAAGGTTTCAACTGCTGTTGCATGTTGTTTTTCGTTTGCCAGTTCTGGAAGTTCCCCATTGTCCGAGGACTCTTCCAGCCACTCCTGAAGCTCCTGGTAGAAGCCGCTGTTCTCGATATTCACCCTGGCGTCCTCGTCATAGACTTCCTTGGAACAGACCGCAAACTGGTACTGTTTCTTTTTCCCGCCATCCACATATTTCTGGATCACCGGGTCACATGGGAGCGGGTCGATGGAATAACTCATCTCCTCCCCCAGGTAATCCACGTTGACCCGGCCGTCATGTAAAAACGGACAGGTCAGGAAGAATGTGCGGATGCTCTCGATGATGCTACTTTCCGCATGCAATTTTACCCGCCTCCTTCTGGATACTGTCCTTGTGCCGGTTCTTCATACGTTCGAACCATTTGGACTGCTTTTTGTGCTCATAGTACTGTCTTCTGGCATATGGTGTGGACTGCACGATCAGACCGGAACCGGTAACCGTGCCAAGCGTTGCCGCTTCCCTCAGTACACCGCTCCGGAACGGTGTTTCCGGTTCCATACGGTCTATACATGTCTGATCCACGTAGGTCTGTGCCCTGGCAAGATTTCCGTTAAGCCTTGCTGCAAGCCCGGCATCCCATTCTAGGCTTGCTGTGAATCCGCCGCTGCCATGTCCGCTGTAACGGACGTCCTGCGGCTGCCGGATCTGGAACGTTTTCCTGGTCTCTGCCATCATGCACCCCCTGTCACCCTGATGTGCGGATTGCCGCCATACCGGTTGTAGTTTGCCGCCGACACCTTGAAATGCTCTGTGCCGGCCAGGTCTTTCGCCGTCTTCATCTGCACGCTGCACTGCCCTTTTACCAGGTAATCATCCTTTTTCACCAGGACTGTTATATCTGGGATGCGGACCGTGGAAGTGTCCGCGGTCTTCCTGCCTTCCGTGGTGACACTGGACTGTTCTGCCTCATACCACCAAATAGCCGGGATGTATGTACACCCCCATTCATCCAGACGGGTAACTGGATTATAACGGCGGTGGTAGAGGGTTGCGTCAGTGTTGGTCAGCATTTCAGGCTCCTGCTGAGCAGACCGGTATGGAGCAGGTAACGCCTGCAGATCTGGTACATCTTCTGTCCAAGCAGAGCTGTCCAATCTGTTCCGTCCGACACTTCCGTCACGTAGGTGACAGAATACCCGTCTGTCGTTTCGGACTTCTTAACCTGCCCGTCATCCTTATAGCACACATCAAAGACCGCTTCTGTCATTTCACAGGTACAGTCCTTTAATCCAGGCACGGTTTCCGGATCGGTGATCCGGTTCAGTGTGTACTGGTCAATATAGCTTTCTGCAATGCGTCTGCATTTTTTGAAATCTGCTTCTTTTTCGATACCGCCTTCGTATTCATCCCGGTAGTACCCAAACTCTGCGTAGTGTGCCATGCTTCACCGCCTCCCTGTTCTTTTCATACTGCAGGTGCAAGGACTGCAAACGGACAACGTTTTGCCTTGTCTTTCTGCTGGGAATTGATCGGGTTCGGGATCTCCCAGCCCAGACGCATAACTGCACGCAGTGCCACCATGTCGTTCTGCATCAGGTTATAAGCGATCGTGCCGTCTGTATTCTGGACAACACCCTCGGTGAAGAGTTTGAATGTAATGTCCTGACGCATCGCATAAACCAGCTGCGAGAAATCGCCTGTGATGATCTGTGCTTTCGTTTTATCAAAAGTTCCGTTGTTCGGGAAATACATACCGGAACCGTCCAGCGTGTAATTTGTGCCGGACTGCATATCGGTTTTGAAAATTGGCTGTCCGGTCGTATCTTTCAGACCTCTGAGTTTCGCCCTTACGGAAATATCTGCAACGTGTCCGTTCACAAAATAGCCGGACTGTTCTACCTTTGCAATGACACCATCCTCACCCATGATATCCGCATACAGGTCAGCCGTTGTTTTTACAACGCTTCCGGCTTTCGTTGCGGTTGCTACCAGGTCATCCCTCCAGGATGCCGGTTTTTCAACTCCAAAAAGTACTGCACCGTCAATCACCTTTCCAAAAGCTTCCTGTACCCTCGGTCTTACCTCGCCCCAGATATCGTAGTCTGCGTCTTCCAGAACTGCTTCCGGGATCGGTACAATGACTGCAATTTCTTCCGCAGTGATGTATTTCTTATCCCATGACATCTTTGTGGTCTGTTTCTGTCCGTTGTCCCCATTCACAAAATATGCCATCGGGAGCATGTCCAGTACCGGCATGCGGTACTTGTTGGAACTCATGTTCGGCAGTCTTCTGCCCATTCTCAGTACTGCTGATTCTGATACAACGCCCTGGATGATCTCCCTTGCATACTGCTCCGGGATCAGGGATTCTGCACCGCTGCGGTCGATCAGGGATGCATCTAAATCAAACAGTCTTAAATTCATTCTTTTTCTCATCTTCTTGCCGCCTTTCTGATTAAGGAATTAACAAAATCATTGGTATTGTTTCCGGCTGTGCCTCCGGATCCTGCCGCCCCATTCTGTTTTGTCTGTGTGTTCACACGATAACCGCCACCTGCATAATGCGGGTTATCTTTCAGAAACGCTTTTAAAGCTGTTTTGAAATCGGTCTTGTCATCCACTTTCTTCGATACCTCAAACAACACAAAATCTGTGTACTTTGCATCTACACCGTTTTCTTTCAGGATGTCTTTCTGTTTGTACGATTCCAGTTCTTTTTTTGCGTCATCGCGTTCTTTTTCGATGGCAGCCACATCCGGCTTACTCGCCTGTCTCTTTGCTTTGAAATCACTGATTGCTGTCGTGATTTCTTCCTCCGTCATGCCCTGGCGTCTGAAATAATTGGCAAGTGCCGCACGTTCCGCTTTGCCTGCCCTTGCGTTTGCAATCTCTTCCGCCTGTTCATAACTATATGTTGCCCCGGCGTTTCCCGTATGGCCGCCGTCTCCATTCCCGGCACCGTCACCCTGTCCAGCAGAGCCGGCTCCTCCTGCATTGCCGTCCTCAAAGAGCCTTAAATTCATTTTTTTATACATTGTGTTTTCCTCCTTCGAGATTTTCCCAAGCTTTTAACGCCTTCATGTTTTGGGCATAAGAAAAGCACCTCACAGGGTGCCCGTTACTGAAACTGTATGCAGTTGTATTCCCGGTTGATCTCCGTGATTCCAAGAAACCACGAATCCATCAACAGCTTTCCCTGTTCTGACAGGCGATCCCACCGGATGTCTGCATCTCCACTGCTTAATTCCGCCCGTATCTTGTCCTGCGTCAGATCATGCAGTGAATTGACCAGGTTGCAGGTCAGTGCGGATACCGCCGCACATGCACGGTCAGCACCGCTCTCGGAATGTGTCCCGGCGTGACCGGTCATCCGGATACTGTGCTCCGTCATTTTAATGGTTATCATGCTTTTCTCACCGCCTTCCTACGGATAACCGTCTGCCGTTGAACTGTACCGTGTCGCCAATCTGTGCCACTTCATCGCCAATCTTCACCCCCTTCAACTCTGCGTGTCCGTCTTTGTCCCGGTATAATAATTTGATTGTCTTGTAATTGATCCGGCTCGCCAGCCAGTTCGGTGCAAGCCTGTCTGCGTCTTTTGTGACTGTGTAGTGTTCAGTCATTGGAATAATCTTCCACGACTGTTTCAATGCCATATTCCAGTGCACAAGTGTGTTCGATACGGCATCCTCTTGCTCCTTCCCAGTCTTTTGTGAAATACGCAATATCAGCACCCGCCAGAAGTTCCAGGGATTTTCCCAGGAACCAGAGCGGTTTTGCGTCTGCCGGTGCACTCTGGAAGAAGCTGTCAATGACCTCTACCGGTTCATTTAACTGTCTTTCCGCACACTGGATTGCTCTTTTCCTCTCTCTCAAAATCTCCTCGTCTGATTTGCCTTTCATTGGCTGGCTGATAAATAATTTTTTCATGTTCTTATCCTCGCTTTCTTAATCTAATATTGATTTATTTAATGCTTCCACCAGTTCCCTCTCACGTTCTGAAAGTTCATAACAGATGGCATCCTCTGCCTGCTTTCTGGCATTTTCTGCTGCCTGTTTTTCTGCGTTTTGCTTCCTGGCTGCCGCCTGGTCTGACAGCAGAAGCCCTGCCCCGTAAATCTCTTTTTTCATGGCTCTCTGGGCGTCCAGGCTTCGCACAAGCTGGCATTCTTCACGCCTTACCCTGAAATGTACGCCGTAGCGTGCCATTTTCTGCATCATGGCAGCGGTGACGATATGATCCGGATAATCATACTTTGACAATTTCCGTGCATTTTCCTGTTTCAGCTTTTCCACTGTATCATTTACCAGCTTTGTCAGCTCCGGTGATGTCTCCGCTACCGTTTCCGGTTCGAAGCTGGTAATAAACGATGTCTTCACAGTTGCACCGTTTTCGTATTCGATCGTACAGTCACATACAATGTGGTTCATTCTGTTCCAGGTGGTCTTACCGGATAATGCCGTGAGTGACGGGGCAAACAAAAAGAACGGGATGCCCCGTTCCAGATAAAATTCACATATGTTTTTCAGGATGGAAAAAGGTGGGTTGTCCACCACCACACATCCCGGCGGATATTCGTCTTTTTCGTAATCGCCGCCCGGCCAGAATGGGCGAATCACGTTCTCAGGATCAATATTGTAACGTTTGCACACCCAGTCCTTTATGACTTCGTATATCTCCGATGGTGTATAGCAGTCGTCTGTCGTTTTCTTCGGTTTGAATTTCTCGACAAATTCTTCGTAAGTTTTGCTTTTTATGTTTCTCACCTCCCTGCAAAATGGGTACAAAAATACCACCGGCCTCTCGACTGGTGGTATCAAATTACATTTGTTGCAGTATCCACAATTTCTGTTCCTTTTTCGAATACTATTTTTATTTAATAAATTCCACTGTTTTTCCAACAAAATCCTCTTTTGCAACCGTTTTGCCATCGCTCTTAACATATTTCGCATACCATTCTCTATAGTTCATAGACGCTGGTACAAGATAGGTCTTCCCGGTTACCGGATCTCTTGCCCTTCTCTTCATTCCCTCCAACATATTTTCGCCTATGATAGCGATTGTTGTCGATCTGCACCATGGGTGCATGGGCGGGCAATTCTTTCCCGGCTGCTGATCTTTCACAAGGAATACTTTTCCGTCCAGCTCCCGGCAGATCTCCGATGTTCGAAGATCCAGTGTCGCAAGATACTGGTACTTATCAATTCCACATTCCTTGTATGATTCCATTTCGAGCTGGTTGGACAGATAACAGCTTTCTGTTCTGATCAGCCTTCTTGCCTTACTGGATCCACCGGCAAATTTTTTCGTCAGCATTTCTGCTGTCTCTCTTTCTGTTCTGCCTGTGATCAGATTCACGAGCAGGGCTTCTTTCACTTCCTGGGCAACTGCCCTGGTATTTCTCCAGACTCTCTCGGAGTAATTCATGCCAGACCACTTACTTTTCAATACCTTGTCAACTTGCTTTTGGTCGATATTGGAAAATGAAAATCCGAACCCGGTTCGTTGCTGAATGTCAAAAATTGACCGGTTATAAGCCTCTTCTGCCAGCTGGATATAATGAGCCGTTGTAATCGCCTGCTCCTGTTTATAGACCTGCTGCATGACAAGATCTATCTGCGTTTGCAGATCTTGTAACCTCTGTATGCGTGCCTGGTATGCCGGAGCTTCCAATTCTGCAAGCAGATCTGCAATCTCTTGCTTTTGGCTGCTACTCTGCAACCTCTGACGCAGTTCTTCGATAGAAGTGCGATCCCTCAATGTATTCAAAAGCTGTAATGCTTCTTTTTCCGTCAGATGGTGTTTCTCCACATACTTCTTGAAGATATCCTGCATTTCCCTGCTCAGGTACAAGGATGCTTTGGCATAGACTTTGGCTACCTGGTCAGCCGTTTCTTCTGCACTCTGCATATGTTCCCACATCCGCTGTGTTGTCCTTGCCTGCCAGTACTTCTCATTCTTTGTCATTTCCGTTTTCTACACCCTTTTGACCATCCGTATCATCTTCGGGAGAAAATGGCGTATTGGGCTGATTTCCGAACATTTCCTGCTGCCGTTTGACCGCCTCCTGTTCTTCCTCTTCGACTGCTTCCAGTTCACTTTCTACATCATCCACGAATGGCACCTGTGAAAGCAGTGTTTTGCGGCTGACTTTTCCCCACAGGTTAGAAACAATCTGTGAGATTTCCAGCAGATTTTTCGGCATCGCACGCGTGAATACCGGTACAATTCCAGCTGTATCAATGTGGGTCCCTGAACGTGTATTCAGGAAGTTTGCGAAGATCCGCAGCCTCTTTCTAAGTCCCTTCTTGTAATACCGGGTTTTGATTTTTGTGATATTTTCCATACCAAGCAGTTTAAATTCCATCGCCACACCACTTACATTGCCGCCAAAGCTTTCATCTGTCATACACGGAATGTGGGAAAATTTGTGGATGTCCTGCTCGATTGCCCTTTTCAGGATTTCTACGCCATTTTCATCGAACGTGCGTGTGAGATATTCTGCTCTCGCATCCGAAGGAAGTTCCAGAAGCTTTTCCTTTCGCAAGTGCTGCATGGCTTTCTCTCCAATACTCTGGTCTCCATCCTGGTCCATTTCCTCATCGGAAAGTAACGTGCCGTACAATGCAAGGATTGCGTCCACGAACTGCTCCTTGTCGGTCACACGGTCGCTCATCAGCACATTGTAAGCATCAATCAGCGGGATCTGTAACTCATAGTCACCCAACGCCAGCTTATTGTTCTGGTATTCGATCAGCGGCAATTCTCCCTTGAAATGTGCCTCTGGCTGCTCGATCAGAGCCTGTGGTTCTTGGATGTCCTGAATGTCCAGCACGTACTTGTAATTCTGTGTCAGTACAGTTGCAACATATGTAATGTTCGTGCGGTCTGTGGAGTCAATTCTGGCATAATAATAGACACCAAAAAGCTCGTTCTGCTCTATGGTGTCATCGTATACCAGGAATGTATTCTCAGGCGGCAGATTCTTGATCGTCAGTTCTGTTTCGCCCTGCTTGGTGTATATGTACTCGTACGCCCTGCCATATACAGACAGGTCAAGGCCGTTGTCACCGTCCACTTCATCCGCCCCGGCGTGTTCCAGGGCATCTGTAAGTGCTGCGATATCATCCGGGCTTTTGTAACTGACCGGATTGCCGATGAAATAACTGCTGGCTGTATCTGCGATGTCTTTTGCATGATTGCATACCAGCCTGTTTTCCCGGTCTTCGTCCAGAATCTTATGTCTGCCTTCGTAATAATTTTTCAGACCTTTCAGACGTTCATAACTTCTTCTATGTTTCATGATCAGATGCCTGATTGCCTGCTTGTCCGGATTTGTTTCATCCCACTTATCCGCAGGTATTGTAAAAACATGCATATTTTCTCACCGTCCTCTCTTAATGGAATCCCGCTTTTTGCTTACTCCGGATGATTGCTGTTTGATTATTCAAAATTGTGTATACAAAATAGCGTAATGCATCCATTGCGTGATCATGTTCTTTTACCGGTCTGTCTTCTCCATGTGCTGCTGCCGCTTCATCCCAGATATACGAGCCAAATTCCTGAATGGTATTTACACAGGAATCTGCAAATATGATTGCTTCCTGGTTCAGCTTCGTTCCTACAACACGAATGCCATCTTCTACGTTGTTCTTCGCTTTGACCACTTTGTATCCTCGCTTTCTCAACTCTGCAATGAATGATGCTGCAGATGGATCCACGATAATTCCCTTGATTTTCGTTTCTTCCAACCAGCTTTCCAGATCGTCTGCATACTCACTGTCTGTTTTCTGCTTCCCCTCTGTTCTGCCGGAATAATAATATTCCCGGATGCAGTACCAGACACCGTCTGTACCCTTGTTCCACAGCAGAAATACCGTTGCATTCTGCGTACCGTAGTCGCACGATACATAGCGGCCTGACGGCAGCAGGCGGTCACAGAACGATAGAATGTTTTTGATATGTTTCGTCTTGTCGAACATATCATAGATGATACCCTCAGCCATGCACCACAATCCAAGAATATACCTCTGATAGAATACGCCGGAATACATTCCCCGGTATCTGATTTTCACTTTTTCTGACAAGCTTAAGTTATCATCCATCGTGAAATGCAGATAGATCAGGTTTTTCTTTTCTTTCTGGTCAATCCAGTTTTGCTTGAACCAGTGATACGGGCCATCCGGATTACAGTTGAACCAGAATTTTGAACCATCCACGGAACATCGTCCGGTCGCCTGGTTGACGAAGGACTCCGGCATTAGTGCAACCTCGTCAAAAAACACACCGGCCAGGGTAATTCCCTGGATAAGATCCTGTGATCGTTCGTCTTTTCCACCGAATATGTAGAAATAGTTCTCGACGTCACCTTTCGAGATGACAACAAGATTATCTGCTCGGTGATCCGAAACACGATAACCTCTTGATTTCAACATTAATTTCAACCAGAACAAAACGTTTCGTCTGAAAGAACCGATTGTCTTACCGCACATGGCGAAGTTCTGCCCCTGAAAGCTGCTCATTGCCCACAGGACGAACGAAAGTGACATACTGACTGTTTTTCCCGAACGGATTGCTCCGTCCGCTATAATTCCGTCACAGTCCTTTACGGGCGATTCCTCTGTCCACCAGTTAAGAACCTGCCGCTGTTTCCTGGAAAACGGCTGGAAATGGAAATACTGCTTAGTTTTCTTCATCTGCCCAGTCCTCTGCGGCTGTTCCTTTCAGTGCCTCTAAGAATCCATCATCAGCGGCTTCTGTTTCGTCATCTGTCTGGGCTTTCGCCTTGATCAGATCCGTCTGAGCTTTCAGCTGCTCGATTCTCGCTTTCTGCTCTGCTTCATCCAGTTCTGTCCTCTGCCGTTCGTTCCAGCCCTTGAAATTGTTTCTCAGGCTGAACTGTGCACCATTTGCACCATCACGATCAAAAAGACGTTGCTCCGTGTATGCTTCCACCATACTCTTCGCACGCGTTATCGTGTCAACAAACTCTTTCTTAGCCTGGTAGTTAAGCAATGCCATTCTGCTTGTAAAACCCAGTGCAAGAGCCAATCCTGTCACGGTAGGCGGCCTGCTGTTTATCGTTATCGAATGACCGAATTTGTCCATTACCGGTTCTCCGTTGCCATCTCTCAGTATTTCACCTTCACATTCTTTGAAATATGCGTCGATCTTCTCTTCGATTTCTTCCTTGCATTTATATTTTGGTGGCCGTCCGACCGCCTTTTTCGTAGCCATTATGCCACCTCCTTGTTATTACTTTCGTTTCATTACCCGGTTCATAACTCGGTTTTTCCGTGCTGTTCTTCTGTATGCACTGTTATCTTTCAATCCTATACCAAGCTCATAATCCGGTCTGCTGTCTCTTTCCTTCTGATAAGCTTTTTCGGCTTTTTTATACTCTGCATTTGAAACAGCTTTTGTTGTGGCTCCGTTGGATTCTACTCTTTGCCGGAACTCTTTTGCAGACATATTCAGAGGCGTTGGCTCTGGTGTTCCGCTGATTCCCCTCTGGTAGTAATTCTGACCATCTTTGCTCGTGAAATAATATCTGGTTGTTTCACCGTTATGCATTACATCAAGCCCAGTTGTTTTCAGTCCGCTGCCAGAACCTCCGCCTAAATTGCTGTTGCTTCCACGTCCGCCCATATATCCTCCTTTTTTGTGCATAAAAAAGAGACCCATTTCTGAGTCTCTTTCAGCAAATATCCGGATTTCAACCGGAGCCTCCTCTATCAAGGCGTACTCACCCTATACGATCATTTGCCTCTTCTATTGTACCATTTGTCTGTTACACTTTCAACCATTCGTTTTTCTTTCGGTGTTAAATTTGCGGCACCTTTCGCCCCGTCATTTTCATTATGCAGATATCCGTGGTGCGTATGAGGTATCATGTTCTTATGTGGATGCATCAAGTCAATCTGCTTACTTCTTTTATTTTCTTCATCATAATACGTAATTGCAGATATGTTATCCCTGTTATCTATTGTCACGTATACTCGCCTATTTGTCATTGTTTCTATTGGAGTTTTTGACGACTTCGAATCATTATACCTGACAAATTTTATATTTCCAGATTCATGTAACGTCGTGTATTCCGTTCCATAGGCTTTTCCTTTAACGCTAACCCCACTAGAACTCCCTCTACCACCCATACCTTTCATTTTCTCCTTTTTCATCATCTCAAGAATATCGTTTTTTGATGTGTTGCTTTTTTCCATTCATTAAGCATTTCGTGATAATTTTTTTCAGCATTTTTTAAACTTTTGCTACTCTTTTCATTCAACTTATAAATTGCAACAACATTTCCATCCCTATAATGTACAACTTCAATTCTCTGTTTGATTGCCGTTGTCGGTCTTGTAACCTGAATCGGATTCCATTGATTATAAAAACGTACAGATAATTTATCAGAACCAGATTCAACGACTGCCTCCTGAAATTCTACGGCATTTCCATTCGTAAAAAAACCTGTTTTCCCTACTTTGGGTGAAAGTTCTGACAAATTATTAAACACCGTATTAGCATTGTTTTTTTTTAGATTTTCTAAAAACTTTGAAACACTCATCTTTCGCCCTAATGCCATTCCATTCGCTGCACCACTGGCAGCACCTCTACCACCCATTACATTTTGCCTCCTTGAATTTCTCCTGAAATGCCCGAATATGTACGATATTTCCCATACATTCTTCTGGTATATTTCCGTAAAAAATAATGGTCTCCGGTTCCAGTCTTCTTACCATCTCCCGATATCCCTGTATGAATAATTCCTTTGCTTTCTTGTTCTTCTGTGTTCCAACACTGGATACAGCTACTGTTCCATTTGTAGGTTCTCCGTCGAAGCACCATTCATAGCTATCCGGTGTGCTCCAGCTTATAGTTGGTATTACATCCACTCCGTTTTCCTGTAAATACGCTCCGATCCAGTGTTTTCGGTAATGGTTGTAGATTTGAATGATTTTCGGAAAATCTGTATACATAGAAAAATCCGGTGTCATTACATATCGGAACTGCTGTAAGATCGGCAGGTATCTGTTTGGCTGGTTCCAGAGACGATTGAACTGGTAGTCATCCAGGAAGAAATGTACGCCTTTCCCTGCCTTTTCCTTACATGTTCTGCAATAGTTGAATCCTATGAATTCACATTTTTCAAACTTTGTAGGTTCTAACAGCGGTATTCCATACTCTCCAACGCCCTCATAGATACGGTGCTGCAAATTCTCGTAACTCTGCATATTTCTTGCCATTCGTCTCACCTGCCTTTTGCTGTACACAAAAAGACACCCAGCATTGCCAGATGTCTTCTTGTGGAAAATGTAGTATTCTTTTTGAGAAAGGATTCTTATATGCCCCCATCAGGGAAATCGGAACAGAAGGACTCGAACCTTCGCCCTTGTCTACTCATGAGACTGCTCTCGCCGCTGAGCTATGTTCCGATGCTGCCAGGCTGTTGAGGCCCGGCAGCTGTTAAAATATACAATACAGAGGTAAATGTAACAACCATGTCAGCATCAGTTTTTCAACCAACCGATGATACCATTAAATCACGAAAGTACCCCCTCTTAGTTATCCACTTTTTAAAAATTTTATCTTTTTTGTGCCAGAAGGAAAAAAAAGTACCTTCTTGCCTCATAAAATTTCTTTCTCCCCATAGGCACATCCATGTATTCATACGGCACACCAGACGTCACATTCTTCAGAATCCACGGATATATTTCTGCATCCGCTTCCATCGCCGTCTGCTTGATCAGCTCCGTGTCACGCTTAAGCTGTGCGATCCGCAACGCCTTTTTCTCCGTTGGGTTGCTGCTCGACGTTCCTCTCGGCATCCCGTCCTGACTAAAACCGTCTATGCCATAGTTCCTGTCAATCTCCTGCTTTTTCTGCCAGTATTGCAAACAGAAGTATTTCAGCTCATTATATTTGTCTCTTGAGATATTATGATCGCTCAGCTTCATATCTCGCTTTCTGATCTCCACCGGCATCGCCTCCCCTCATGCATTTCCTTGCTATTATTTCCAGGATTTCACCGTCTTCATCATCGGTGTGTTCTATGTAATGTTCTATAATTTTGACTGATGCCAGTTTTGTCATCTTGCTCTTTACTGCGGCTGGTTCATGGAATCTTCTGGCTGCATCAGCATCAACACTCTGCTCCAGATGATCATAATGTGCTTTACGTTTTACATTTTTCTCTGCTGCTTTCATCGCTCATCTTCCCGCCCCTTTCATGAACCTGTCCAGCACAGACATTCTCCAGTCATATTCCATTCTTGCCTGGTAGCAGTCACAGCAATGTGTTTCTGTTGTTACATCACTGAATTCTTCGCTTCTTGTACATCTGCATACCCCATCCTCGCTATGGTATCTGCATGTGTCACACGTTCTGTCGTAATTCATTTTTTATTTCCCCTTCTGTAATGATTTCAAAAATTCTGCCAGTTCCATTTCACTGTTGGGATATTTGCTGTAAGCTTCTCTTACATTCCACTTAGGAACTCCATTTTTCTTTTCAGCCTCCGGACCTCCTACCAGATGGAAATAACAGTTTTCTCTTTCCGGAATGAGTTCATTGCCCGGAATGATATATGTTTCCGCGATCAATCTTGCCCCGTTGTCAAAATCGTACTTGTAATATTTACATCCAATATTCTCGTCTTCGTACCACAATCCCCATTCTTTGTATTTTCTGAGCCACGCTCTCCGCTGTTCATTATTTTTCAGCACTGGAAGCCCTGGCTGTTTCTCACCTTCGTGATACTGCAACGTTTTATGGTATATCGCCATGTTCTTTTCCTCCCTGTATAGCTTTGTTCAAATCTCTCAGACATTTCTCACATGTTCCATTCACCATCATCGAGCACGATCGGTATCCATCCTGGAACGTGGAAATCATTGCACGGTAACATTGTTCTATTTTCTGCCCTTCATACTGTTCGAAATATGGGCATTCTTCTGTCGGATATAAGTTGCCACCCCTGCACCAGTGTGCCTGCTCTCCTGGCTTATGACTGTCTGACCACAAATGCCTTTCCGGATAATGATCCGTGTATGGATCTGCCTGTGCCCTATGATCGTCATAACACCCTCCGTAGGGACATCGCTCCGACCAGTAGTAGAGGCAGTAATAACACAGGCAATCACTGCAAGTCACCATTCTACTCATCCTCCCTGTATGGCTTCGGCAGCGGCATCCAGGCATTGACGAACAGGTCATTTGCCAGACAGGTATCTTCGTCGAAGCAATCCCCCAGATACCATGCACCGCCTAATTCTTCATCACCCACGTATCTCCCAACCAATGGAAGAGAAAAATTTTCAAACGACATCAGCACATAATCATCATCTTCCGGCAATCTCTCCGTCACGGGGATCCATCCGGATTCCAAACATTTTCTTTGGTTTCTTAACTGTCTTGCTTTTGCCTCCGCTTCTTTTTCGCTTGTATACACACCAGGTGTATCCCAATCTACCCATTCGTCTGAATACTTGACTTGTTTTGCTGATACGTCCTGGACTACAAATCCGTTGACATAACAATCCCATTCAGGACGTTCAATCACATCAACCTCATAGATCAAATCACCTGGTTTACACGGCACAACAAACAATCTGCCCTCTTCCTCTGCGTCTTCGTATGTCCCTAATCTGCTTGCTACCTCCAGATCTGATGCGTTTACCACGTATTGCATTTTTACACTTCCATCTACAAAAATCCACTCATATGCGGTTGTTAATCTCTTCACTCTTCTTCCTCCAAATCCGATCTATTTCTTCCAGGACTGCCAGAACCGTCTTCTCTGCAAATCGTAGATGTCCGTATCGTTCTGCTATCTTTCTGGCATCCTCCACAAGACGTTCCCAGTATTCCTGTGCTGATACCGGTTCCTGGTATTTCAGCAGCAATCTCCAACAGTCAACCGTGATCTGGTAATGCTGCTGTTTTTCTGCTGCTGTCATGGCAGCTCCTCAATCCGGATATAGATCCCAGGGATACGTGCCCAGAACTTCTCGGCTATCTCTGAGGCTACCAGTGCATCATCTTCCCAGAATCCTACGGTTGTCATACAGTCTTTCAGCAGCTTCTGGAGATTGTCGGTATCCGGCTTTGTGATCCGGTATTCTCCGTCCTTATGTTTTTCACCTTGTGCAAAGCACCATTTCGTCATCAGCCGCACACCCTTCTGATACGGTTCCATGTCTACCGGTTTATACTTGCACAGATGTCCTATGATCTTCTGTCTGGCTCTTTTTAATTCCGGCGGGTCATAGAACACTGGTTTGCCATTGACCACAGAAACTTTATGTTCCTGGTGTGTTACGGTCGGCGGTTCCATTGGCATAAAAAATTCAATCGCCATGATAATCAACTCCTCTCCAAGTACCAGATACTCTGTCAAATGTGATGTATCCCCAAGACCTTAATCTGTCAGCAAGCATATTCAACAATTCCGGCTGTTCTTTTATCCACAAGAGCACTTCGTCTTTCGATACGTCGTAATTTTCTCCAAAAGGGATTCGTCTAAGCGGGGGCATTTGCTTTGCAATTTTAAGTCGTCCATCATGTGACATTTTTCATTCCTCCTTTCCTGTGCGTCTGTGCTGGGTGGGTATGCTCCTAACCCGTTGTGGGGGCGTACTCAATCGCCCCACACTTAGGGTGGGCATGCCCGCACATTCCCGCCCGATTAGGGTATATATTTATATATAGGTGCCGGGCAGACATTCCCGCTACCTCAAAAACAAGGTGCCGGGCAATTTTTTGCCCGATTCCCGTGACCATGGTCGAGGGAATGCCCGCAACCTATGTCGTGTTAGGTGCCGGGCATTTGCCCGTGACCTAAACTGTTTCAGGTATCGGGCAAATGCAACGGGTCTCTTTATTGACCATAAATCCGATGTCTTTTAGTGAATTTCGAACAGTTTTTTCTTCTGGATATTTCTCTCCAACTGCCTCTGCATCCGATTTCAGAACTTCATACAGCTCCTTTACTGTTGGATATTTGTCATCATGTGTGAATCGGAAATTCTCTATGGCCATCCTATATTTCTCTTTTTTGGCTTTACGCACCTGTTTTCCCTGTTTCTTTCTGGCCTCTTTTCCCCTCTGCCATGCTGGTTTATTATCTTCAAGCTGGAGGTCTTTCAGGCTTCCAATCTCATCCAGGCGGTGCACTGGATAATCAAACCAGAGATTGACCGGTTCAAACTTCGGGAACTCTCGAAGCGTCCCCTCAATTCTCCAGGCTGTCTTGCTCCTTACCTTTGCCTTTTCTTTCTCTACCATGCTGCTCAGTGCGATCATCTGCCATTTGTCCAGGTTGTTTTCACAGTAATTCCACATTGCATTGCAGCTCAGAAGATCATCCTGTGACAAATCATCCTGCCATGCAAAACGGCTGTCCAGGTACATCTTGCAGGCGTTACAAATCGCCTTGTTTTCTTCCTGCTGCATCAATGCTTCGGTTGGCTCCAGTTCGATCAGGTCCAGCAATGCATCCGGATCCCTGGCAAATACACCCGAACCGGAAGCACGGTCCATGGACTTCTTACCGCCCTGGCTTCCTTTGCTGTGGTGGTGGCAATAGATCACTGCACAGCCAAGCTCTGTACACACCTTGTCAAACTGGTTACAGAAGTTCGCCATCTGGTCCGCACTGTTCTCATCTCCTGTGATGACCTTATAGATCGGGTCAATGATGATGGCAACATAGTCCTTTTTTGCAGCCCTCCGGATCAGTTTTGGTGCCAGCTTATCCATAGGGATCGACTTACCTCTCAGATTCCAGATATCGATGTTCTGCAGGTATTGTGGCTGTTCTATACCCATAGTTGTATACACATCTTTGAAACGGTGCAGACAGCTTGCCCGGTCAAGTTCCAGGTTGACATACAGCACTTTTCCCTGTGCACAGTCCCATTTCAGCCACTTCTTCCCCTCTGCGATCGCCACGCACAACTCAATCTGTAAGAAAGATTTCCCTGCTTTTGACGGTCCTGCGATCAGCATCTTATGTCCTTTTCTCAGGATGCCTTCAATCAGACATGGCGAAAGATCCGGTAGGTTATCCCATACATCGCCCAGGCCTTCTGGCTCTGGAAGGTCATCATTAATTCCCTCGATCCACTCATACCATTCATTCCAGGATGCTTTCCCGATGTTGGTGTCAACCAGGAACTGTTTCTTTCCATTTCGCATCACTCCGGGCATCCTGGAAAGCCTGGAAGGGTTCCGGTTCTGTGTGTCCACGACAATCCCGTTTTTCTGGCAGACTTCATAAAGATAGTCAACCCTTTTCCGGTATTCGTTGCAGTCCGTAGCATCCACTTTTACGATTGCATGGAGACTTTTGCCCCCTGAAAATACCAGGCATGCGATTGGAAGCTCCAGTTCCCTTAAAATGGCATTCTGCTTTTCAATCTCCATATGGTCTGATTCCACTAATGCATAGCGGTATTCTGTGACATTTGTGTTCTTGCATCCGTTTCCATCCAATGGGTTGAAACGGATCCACGCTCCTGCCTCCGGGTTATAATCCCCAAGTACTGCCCCGATGTCCCCCTGGCATCCGTTCAGCTGTTCAATCAGCTGCCCTGCCGTACGGTCCCAGCTGCCCTTTTGTGGAAGCCAGCGTGTCCCTTTTTCGTCTTTCTGCTCCCAGCTGCCAGTCACATAACCGACATTGTCCCCTGCCTCAAATAATGTTTCAATGTAACGGACAAGTTCTGCAGCCGGGTTCCATTCCTGCGGTTCCTGCAGTTCCATTCCCTCCAGCCACTCTTTATTCACGATGACATGGTCATCGTTCTGGATCATGTCATCCCATTCCAGTTCATGGCCTCGTTCCGGAACCCATCCATGATCCAATGCCATCTGTACGATGGTCCCGCCGGTCACAGGAGAAGAAGAGCCTGAGAAGCTTTTCCATTTTTTTGCACATTCCCCTGCATGATAGCGTCCAGAATCCCTGCGGCTCCATGCGTCCCAGCAGTCCATGGAATAACCTTCCTGTTTCAACGCCATCCCGACATTGATCCATTCCTGGTAGTTCAGGTCACCGGGATTTATGTATTCTATGATCTCCGTCAGACTCGTTCTCTGTTCCATTTTTATACTCCTTTATACGTTCCAGGATCTATGTCCATTGGGACTCGCCAGCCATTTGCCGCTATGCGGTCGATCAGGTTCTTCGCCTTTTCAAACTGCCAGGTACCGACATGCTGGAATCCTTTTCCCTCCAGGAAGCGGATCTGCTTCGGGGTTGTAAGGCCTTCCCGTTTTCTCTTGTCCAGGCGGTCTAATATCTTAGCTGCCTTCCCGGCGTTGTCGATCTGATCCGGCATGATCCCCAGCTTCTCAAGTGCGTTTTTCTGTTTATCAGAAGGTGGTCCCATTTCCCATCCAAAGCTTGGCACATACCCGGACAGGTCTTCTGCCTGGATGCTCATCTCAAACTGCAGCGGATCCACAAGTTTCTTTTTGCGTCTCTTCATTTCTGCAAGCTGTTTTGCCAGTGCTTCTTCTCTTTGTGCGACAACGTCCTCCGATGCCGTCTTCTCTGCCTCCTCGATGTCAACCGGCATACCTGCTTCTTTTTCCAGATTTTCAGTCATCTTCTGTGCCACTTCCTCGTTCTCGCAGATCAGGCTTGCCGGGTGACACAGCTCATGTCTTTCTGTGTGCCATAAAAAATCCAGTAAAAGCAGGTGGTCTTTCCCCGGTGACAGCCTGGTGCCACGCCCCACCATCTGACAATACAGGCTGCGTACTTTTGTAGGTCTTAAGACAACCACACAGTCCACGGATGGGCAGTCCCATCCTTCTGTCAGCAGCATGGAATTGCATAATACGTTATATTTCCCTTCTTCAAAATCCTTTAAGATCTCTGCCCGGTCCTGGCTGTCTCCATTTACTTCTGCGGCACAGAATCCGTATTCATTCAACAGATCCCGGAATTTCTGGCTGGTCTTTACCAGTGGCAAAAATACCACCGTCTTTTTATCTTTGCAGTACTTCTGCATCTCTTTTGCAATCCCTTGCAGATACGGATCCAGGGCAGTACTGATGTCACTGGCTTTAAAGTCACCTGCCTGTACCGTTACGCCGCTCATGTCAATCTTTAATGGGATCGTCAGGGCTTTGATCGGCGTCAGGTAACCCTCTTTGATCGCTTTTGGAAGCGTGTATTCATATGCCAGCGTTTCAAAATAGGAACCAAGGTTCCGCATATCCCCCCTGTCCGGTGTGGCTGTCACGCCCAGTACATGTGCATCTGGGAAATGCTGCAGCACACGCTGGTAACTGTCAGAAATACAGTGATGTGCCTCATCTATGATGATCGTATTAAAATAATCTTCTGCGAACTGGCTGAGCCGCTTTTCACGCATCATCGTCTGCACGGAACCGACCGCGATACGGAACCAGCTGTCCTTGCAGGTTTCTTCTGCTTTTTCCATTGCACAGCCAAGCCCGGTTGATTTCCGTATCTTATCGGATGCCTGTTTAAGCAGTTCGCCCCTGTGTGCCAGGATCAGCACCCGGTCACCTCTGCGGACACAGTCCTCTGTTACCTTGGCAAATACGATCGTCTTACCGCATCCGGTTGGAAGGACCAGCAGGGTTTTCTTCACCCCGCTGTCCCACTGTTCAAATATGGCTTCTCTTGCCTCCTGCTGATATGGTCGTAATTCCATTTAAAATCTCCCTGGCTGGAATCCCTGTGCCTCTTTCGCATAAAGCTTGTCAATAAAGTTAAACATTTTGCTTGCATCCTTTGTTCCAGGTCTTAAACCAACTTTCGCCGTTCCGGTCTTTCCTGGGAGCTGGTTCCAGCACATCTTGAGCGGCTCGCCTTTCTTTTTCAGACCGGCTGCACAGAACAGTTCAGAAAGTTTCCATTCCAGTTTGCTGTGCAGGATATAATTCTCACGGATAGTCACTTCTCTGCCCTTATGGTTGATGCGGAAGTATACGACCGCCATGTTGCACGGCGGCAGCTTTGCACTTCCTGATGATCTGCTGCGTTCAAACTTGTCAATGACAAAATCGTAATCCCCTTCCGGGATCGGCTCAAACTCCTGTCCGTCATTCTGGATGACATCGTCCCATCCAAACTCTCTTCCTGATTCTTCATTCATTGTTATCGTCCTCCTGATTTTAATTAAATGGTATTTCTTCACTGTTTAACATTGCATCGATCGCAGCCTTTACCTGCTGCCAGCATGGCACCAGAAGGCCGTCCACAATTCCAGGGTTTACGGTATCGTATTCCCACAGTTCCGTCCCATAAGGGACATAGCCCTTTGTTTCGCATACGCTCTTGACGTTCCACTCATCCACCTGGTCTTTTATCATCAGGTCTCTGAGTGCTTTCGGGATTCTTGGATCCGGTTCTGTATAACCTTTCTCTTCGGTCTTCTGAGGTGCTGGTTCTGTTGTAAGCGGCATTGTCATCTGTCCCGTTGGTTCTTCCTGCTTGACCGGTTCCGGAGCCTTCGCCGCCGGTTCTTCCTGCTTCTTTTCTTCTGTCACAGTTTTGACAGGTACAGGGGATGATCCTGTTTTTCCTTCTTCAATCACCTGTGCAATGGATGCATAGGAAAATGGTACTTCCTCCGGAAGTTCGTAACGGTTCTTGGCATCCCAGCATGCATGGTGCGAGGTATACATAACCCGCTCACCGCCCTGGGCTTTTCGCTTCTTCCCCTTGTCATCGACTGCCACAGAAAAAGTTTTGTAATTTGCAAACAGCAGCATGTCTGCCCATTCCTTAATCAGCGGGGAAGTCTGGGAACTCGTTTTCTTCCCCAGTTTCAATTCCCATCTGTCATAGGCTCCCAGCTCATCCGGCTGCTCGAATTTTCGGATCTGTGCATGTGCCGTAAGTACCACGTTGATATTTGCCTCCACAACTTCCGAAAGCTTGTTCAGGAAACGGCCAAGCTCTTCCTTTACATACACATAACCATTTCCATAACCAAAATCTTCGATGCCGTTCTTTCGGTGCTTGTCGCAGACATGCTGGACGCACATAGCTTCTGCCCAGTCGATCGTATCAATGACCAGCGTTTTGCATACTTCCGGATGGGTTCTCACATAATCGACCTGCTGCAGGATCATCTGCCAGCTGGATGCTTTCGGCAGTCTTGCCACATCCATAGAATTTGTGCTTCCTTCGGTATCAATAAAAACGGGATCCGGGAACTGACTTGCAAATGTAGACTTTCCAATTCCTTCCGGTCCGTAAATCACGACTTTTTTTGCACATGGGATCTTACCTCTGATAATCTCCATTTAAAAAACACCTGCTTTCCATTCTTTTTTTACTTTCTGTGCCTCGGCCACCATTTCCTGACCAGTTACATATCCATCTTCAATGATGATGCTGCACTCTTTCCCGGTGCTGACGCGTGTGGCGATCGCCTGCAGTCCTTCTGCCTCCAGCCACATACCAAACTCTTTTAAGGTATCCATATCCATCTGCTCCAGCTTATCCAGCAGCACAAAACCACATTTCGGGTTTAATTTTCTTACAATAGCCGTGGATACTTTCAGCTGGTCAGAGCCGGACATATTGTCCCATTTCTGACCTTTGTAGACCAGTTCCCCATCTTTAACTGACAAATCCGGAAGCGGAAGGTCTGCACGTTCCAGAAGCTTCGCCTTTTCTTCACGCATGCCTTCAATCTTGCCTGTAAGGTCTGCGTACTGTCTCTGGTACTCTTTAGCATCATCTTCTGCTTTTTCCTTGTCCAGGTTAGCTCGTACCTTCCGATTGATCTCCTCGATGTTGGCAATGTTAGCTTCCAGTTCCGCTGTAGACTGGTCTGTCAGATCTTTCGCCGTGGTCGAAGCAATGTCCAGGTCTTTGACCAACTGCAGATGCTTCTGTTTTGCTTCTCCCAGTAATTCTGCCAATCTGCTTACTTCTGCATGTGCTCTTTTCACTTCTTCTTGAAGCTGTACCGCACGTTCTCTTTTTCTCTGGTTTTCCCCATTCCTTGCAAGGATTTCCTGTTGCTGCCTGATCAGCTCCGATGGGGATACCAAGTCTTTTGGTGCATCCGTGTAATACGGCTGCTCTTTTGCATACTTCGCTTTCTGGTCTGCAATGCGTCCTACATAGAGACGTTCGTTATACAGATCCTTTTCTTCCTTTTCGATTTTTGCCAGCTTATCCCCCACGCCGATGATATTCAGCAGGGTCTGTGCTTTCTCTTTTCCGGATGCCTCCATGAATTTCGGAAGGTTCAGTGCAAGCTCCTCCACAAATTCATTCAAGAGCTGCTGACCTGCTTTCTTTCCGGACGGATCTGTTACTTTCAGTGCACTGTTTTTCCCTTTTCGCTCCACGATCAGACCGTTATCCATTACAATCTTTAAGGCTGGCGGCACTGCTGATCCAGCTCTTGCCGCTTCAGACGGGCGGTATTTTTCACCGCCCAAAGCCCATGCAATGGAATCCAGTACCGAGGTTTTCCCCTGGTTATTATTTCCACCGATCACTGTCAGGCCGTTCTGTGCAGGTTCCAATCGGACCGCTTTAATTCGCTTGACGTTTTCAATCTCTAATTTATTGATTTTCACTTGATTTACCTCCTATGTTTGCCCTATAATTGAGCTGTAGTATTATTTTTTTTGTCCCGGATCGCCCGCCAAAGCACCGGGACTTTTTACTACCTCGAGTGTCGCTTTCTCAACGATCACCGATTCTTTCGTCTCTTCATTTATTGCATGCACATAGATGCTATTATGGTGCCAGATCCGGTACTTGTCCGAATCAATCCCGGCCAGTTCCAGAATGGCTCTGGCTTCCTGGTCGCGTCCTTCATTTACCCAGATCATCTGCTTTCCCCCTCCAGACGGATACATACTTTTGCCAGTTTCGCTGCAAGCTTGTATTCCTTTTCGTATCTACTGCCTCCATGTGTTTCCTCCACTCTATCAACAAATTTCTGGAGGCTTCCAGAAAAGCAGCCACATCTTACCCTTACCTTATTATCCTTAGTCCTGTAGAATGTAACAAACCCATCTCGGCTTCCGATCGGCCCTTGCACAAAGAAATGCCTTGTATTGGAAACTTCCGCATCGCCACAAACACACGCTTTGCCGGAAACTTTTGCATCGCCGTAAACCTTTGCATTGCCGTAAACCCACGCATTTCCGAAATGTGAAAGATTTTCCTCTTTCTCGATGTATCCGCCGAACTCTCCAGTTTTGACAGACCCGAAATCACGCACTGCTCTGATCCGGTACAGTGTTTTTCCGAAAACTGTGAACGTTTCTTCTGTCAATTCGTATTTTTTCATTCTGATACCTCCTTACTCTGCCCACATCAGCACACGGATCAGTACCGCACACCACACGGTAATGGCAGTTCCAACGATATCGCGTTCACAGATCGTGCTGTACTTTCCCAGCCACCAGAACGTGAACGCTGCGGTTGCTGTGGCTACGATCGGGGCGATCACACCAGCTCCGGTTGTTTCTTCTGTTACTTCGGTTGTTTCTGTTTCTCTTTTTTTCATTGCTTGTCCTTTCTTAAAATGCAATTCCTTCAATCTCCGCAAATCTCTTTGCATTGATAAAGTACACCCATCGGTTTTCCGACGTCCGGATACCATACCCCCACGGGAAAACTCCCTGTTGCAGTCCTTTTCGAACTGTATTATGGTTCATTCCGAGCATTTTTGCTGCTTCGTTAATATCTAACCTCGGAATGATTTTGTTTCTTATTTCCTTAGTCGGAAGTACAGAAAATTTATCGTTTTTATCCGAGAAATAATCCTCAGCCAGTCCAAGTGCCAATGCTATATCCACCTGCGTTTCTTCTGGTGGTACCTGTTTATCAGAAAGATACTGGCTAATTGAACCTTTGCTCTTTCCTGTCAGACCGGAAACTTGGATTTGGTTTAAATGCAATTTCTGCATGGCTTGTTTCAGCTTTTCACCGAATGTTTTCATGTTGCTCACCTCACTTTCCTATTCATTCATAATCAGCATCATCGCCATCATAGTCCAAGTCGTTTTTTAATTACGAGTATCACCAGAGAAACAAAGCTAAGAGCCAGAGCCGCCAGCGAGATTCCTTCTGTCTGGCGGTTCATTTTATCCAGATATTTTCTCTGCTCTTCCGGTGTCATGTCTTCATATTTTTTCTTCATCTTCCCCTCCTTCCGCTTGCTTTTTGTTGAATATTATTCACATCTCAGAGCTAAAAAAAATACTATCTCTTTCGCCAGTAGAAAGCCTTAAGACTTTTGACAAGTTTGATATTTCCGAAGCTTTAAATTCGCTTACTCCTCGCAATTTATTGTAGAGTGTTTCTCGTGATATTCCGGATTTCTTAGCTATAGCAACCATCGTCATTCCAGAATCACTTATTGCTTGCTCTAACAAACGAGTATTGACCACTGTTTTCACCTCTCTCTTTGTTGAATTTAATTCACATCATCACTATAACACTACCGTGAATATGTGTCAACACTTTTTTATATTTATGTTGAATTTTTTTCACACATATGATATAGTAAATTTCAGAAGGGAGGTTTATAATGTTAGATTTATATAAGAATATAAAACAACTTAGAGAAGAAAAAGGATTATCACAAGACGAATTAGCAAAACTTACTGGTTATACAAGTCGCTCTTCTATTGCTAAGATTGAAAAAGGTGAAGTAGATTTACAACAAAGTAAGATTCTTGCATTCGCAAAAGCTCTCGGAACTACCCCAGGGAAACTGATGGGACTTACTGAATTTGATGGAATTCAACCTTCCACTACTCTTGCGGCTCACTTCGATGGTGACGAGTACACAAAATCTGAACTGGATGAAATCCGCCAATTTGCAGAGTTTGTTAAGAATAAAAGAAAAGACTCCACCGTTTAAAAGCAGAGTCCGTTCATATTAATGAAAGAAATTATGACAAATAGAAATGCACCATGACAATATAATATACTTACCCAGACAGCCAGTAGAGCGGCTGTGGTTCCCTTCCTGAGACTTGATGGGAGGGGATGCTTATGAGCGATTATGAAACATTTATGATCATTCTGACGACAGCCAGTTTAATCGTTTCGATTCTTACATACACACATAAGAAATAGCCGCCCTGCTCTCTGGAAAAGATAGGCGGCTATTTTAGTGCAGATCACCAGGACAGGGAGCCTTGACCTCCCTTACTGGCTGTCTTGATAAGTATATTATAGGGCACTCAAAAATATTTGTCAATTTCAAATATACAAGAGTGGGAGGTTTTTACAATGAACATTTACGAAAAATTGCAAGAGCAAGCCTGCAAGGAAGGTATAGATATAGTAGACTACAATTTTCAGAGTGATAGAATCAAAGGACTGTATTGTGATGGAATGGTTGCCATCAGCAACAAAATCGACACATCCGTTGAAAAAGCCTGTGTTCTTGCCGAGGAAATCGGACACTATCACACCGCCGTTGGAGATATCACCGATCAGAGCGATGTAGAGAACCGCAAACAAGAACTAAAAGGCAGGCTCTGGGCATATAACCAGCAGATCGGTCTGATCGGACTAGTAAATGCATATAAGCAAGGCTGTCATTCAAGGCACGAAGCTGCTGAATATCTTGGGGTTACAGAAGAATTTTTTCAGGATGCGATTGATCGCTATCGCTCCAAGTATGGCGTGTGTGCCGAAGTAGATAATTATATTGTATTCTTTGAGCCGTCACTGGCGGTGATGAAAAAAAGTGAAATCATAGGTGCGAGCCTTTGAAATATAAAACACATAAAGGAGAAAATGAGTTATGGAAAAATACGATCCTCTTGCAATCAATTACAAGATGGATACATTAGAGGACATTTTATCTATTCCTGTTCCTACAGAAAAATTTGAACTTCCCGATGATTTTATGGATAGCATTGAATATGTTTTGCAACGCAAAGCCACAGAATTTAAAAAAGAGGGAGATATGGAATGTGCTATAGCTTGCTTAGAAAAAGCTGTTGAAATCATCCCATTCTCTCCTATGCCATATCCGGATTGCTTTGAACGTTTAGAAAAATATTTAAAGTTAAATAATCAATGGGACGAAGCTGAGGAAGTATCTCTTGAAGGTGCCAAACAAGAAAAGAACTTTCAAAATGAATTTAAAAATAAAGTTCTCTCAGATGCCGCAAAATTAGGCACTGATTTACTAGAAGCTTCTTACCACGAACCTGCAAGTGCTAAAGAGGCAATGTATCGCGGCAGGGTTTTCAGTATTTCCGGTTCTGACACCCGTTTTCCTGTTCTACCTGAAGATTTTTGGGAAACTCGTCTGTCTGCCTGCTCTTTTATCTGGGGAATTAGCGAGCCATTATATTGTGACCCTGATCGAATTATTGCTTTTAGTAACCGCCCTTTTATTGATAATAGGGGAAATATCGAAAAGGCTGCCTATGAAAAATATGCATCTGAAATGCGATTAAAGAAAGAAACAGAAAAAGAATATTTTTGGATTTTGAAACATCTGCCAAGAATTGCCCCGAAATCCTTAAACGGCTATTCTCGAATGAAGAACTCAAACTCAAAAAATTTTCAAAAGATTCGAAAGATGGCGATGGAAAAAGGACTTGAATTTGCAGACACTTCAAAGGAAAATATTTCTAAAAAAGAAATCCTTCGTACATGCTGGGGTGACTATGAAATGCCTGACCCTTACATTTTGGATATCCGCAAAGGTCCACGTTACGACTTAAAAAAGATAAAGGAGGATGAGTTATGAAAAAGAAAATTTTTGTACTGGTAGCCACTACTTTAGCTCTTTCGTCCCCATTGTCTGTTCTTGCTGAATGTCAGCACAACAACGATCAGTGGGAAGTGTTGTATAAAGCCGATTGTGAGGATGAAGGTGTAGAAACTCGCTATTGTTCTGTATGCCATGAATATCAGCGTCGATCAATCCCTAAAACAGCTCATGTTTTTAGTAACTGGAAAGTATCTGAAAAAGCCACAAAATTTTCTGAAGGAACACTGTCTCGTTATTGTATTTACTGTGATGAAGAGGAATACAAAACAATTCCTAAAAAGAAGATGACCAAGGCAGAAAAGAAGGTTAAAAAAGTTGTTGACAGCTTCTACTCAGCTGCAAAAAAATATGATGTTAAAAAAATGAGAAAATGTTTTGTTCGCGGCTCTGATTTAAAAGTCTTTGTTGAATACAAACAAATGGCTTCTTTCTGCAAAAAATACAATAAACGAATGCGATACGAGTTTAGATCATTATCTGTTAAAAGGAACAGAGCAACAGTAAAAGTATATTGTCGTTATCCGGATGCCAGCTTTGCTGTAGAAAAGGCGTTGATAGAAAATAAATATTACTTTCTACTACAATATATTTATGGTTAATATCCCTTACAGCCAGTAAGGAATTATCCATCTTGTTGCTTAAGCTGTATAATGATGGAGCAATCGGTATATCGAATACTTTCTTGGACTC